AGGAGCTATCAGTTAGCGCCTATTGAGGATGATGTTTCAATCCTTCGGATACATTCCTCACGGAATCTTCCGTATCCTACAAGGTGATACCAACCTACTGTGTTGAATCGGCGTAAGCTGTCGGTTACAGGACCGAATACGATGCTTGGGTCAGCACCGAAACCAGCAGCAGCACTGTGCGCTTTTGCTAGAGCTTGTTTACCAACTATTACAGTTTTGTATTCATCAACATTAGAAGCACCAGCGTCAGCGGTTAGCGTGATTCTTGGTGTTTCAATGAAGTCAACTCCACCAAATGTACCGATGCTACCTGTGCGGACAGCATTTCCATCTTGACGGATTTGGTGTTGGATAACGTCAGTTACGGTTGTAGCTTTACGCAGATCGTAGGAAACGTCAGGGTGGATAAATCCAACATAAACGTTGCCATTAAATGCAGGCGCAGAAGCAGCTCGTAGGTTAGCTACACACTGTCGGATAAGATCAGCGGTGATAACGTCACCTGCTGCTAGTTCTCCTGTAGCTGTAGCATCGCCACCATATAGAACGTTGCTGCCTTCAGTTACTACATCGTGAACAATCTTATCAAGGCTGTCACCCATGTTGTAACCGATAATGTTTGCAGCATCAGCATCTATGTTCAAGAAGCTGGTTCCACGTGCTTTAGCGGTGGTTTGTACTGAATTACCATACTCAGCAAGAGTTACCGTAACCTGTGCATCACCCAATGTTGCAGGGGAAATGTCAGAAGTTTCGGAAATTGCTGAAGTAGCTTGTGATAAATCGCTGTACTTTGTGAACTTAACGCTTGCTCCAGCGTGCGATTGGTTAGTGGTTTTCACATCCGCAACCATCTCAAAAAGAGGTTGTGATCGCAACGCAAAGTAAGCGAGCTGTTCAAATGCTGCATTACCAGCACTGTTCAGCGAACTCATTTGTGTTATTGCCATTAGGCTATCTCCAATTAAATTTGGAGCCTACCTCACGTCATAGCGTTAAAAGTACCGCCATTAGATTCCCACAACTGTCGCAGTTCATCTTCGTTTTTAGTTTGTCTAATTAAACTCTCAAATTGTGGGTCAGTGACAGGACCAGCATCATCACCAGCTTCAGCGATTCTTCGTTCCGCCTCTACCTGTGCTGCAAACTGCGCCTGTTGATCTACCATAGACGTATTTGTTTGCTCTACCAGATTTGTTAAACCTGTGTTAGCAGCCTCAGCTTGTATCGCTTCAACAGTTAACTCGCCTTCGTAGCCTTTCATAAAGTACTCAGTCATCCTATTGGATGGGTCTAAGCCAGCATCACGAAACACTTCTTTGCGTTGCATCTGTTGAACTTGCGCTTCAAGCTCATCAGCTCTCTTGGCTTTCGCCTCAAGTTCTCTACGCCAATTTGGTTTGGATTCGGTACTAGAAACTTCTTCCGTTTCTGTAGACTCTGTTTCCATTATGTCACTCACCTTTACATACACGCTAACAACGGTGGAATGTTAGCGGAGTTTAATTTAGTGTGAACGGCTCACCCTCTTAGTGGGGCAGATCACATAATTAAATATAAGTAAAATACAGGGTTTTGTAAACAACCTACGACATTTGGGCAGAACCTAGCCCAGTAACACCTGTCTGTTGTAACAATCCTCCAGAACCTGATTGTCTAGTTTGTTGCCTTCTTTGCCGCATACGACGCACTAAATTAGCGTCACCAGCATCTAAACCAAACGCAGATGAAGCTAACGTATCAGTAGAAACGCCTTCACTAGATAACGTAGATTGCGTTAACCCTGCTTGTGGAGATAACGCAGAACCTATCTGTATCGGTTGCACATTACGTGACGCTAACTCTTCAGCCACGCTAGCGCTAAAGCCTTGACCCACAGTATCTACCGCCGCTGACGATAACCCAGCAGCAGTCATCTGTACCTTCTGCTCCATTAAAGTTACGCCTCTTTCAGGGTCTAAGAAATACGCTATCATATCTCCGTCACCTATCTCAGGATATAAACGTCGCAACTCGTCTTGCAAGTTTGGGTCAATGTTAGAAACTGCTTGTGCTGCTAATGCTGTGCGTGCTGCAAATTCTTCAGCGGATACGTCGTTGCCTATAAAGTTAGCAAAGTCGTCAGGTGAATCGTAAAATGATTTAGGTAAACCAAATTCAGCTAATACGTTAGCGTAGTTGCGTTCTAACGTAATGTATTCGTCTATTGATATGGCATTTAAACCGTTTTCTAAACGTTGGTCCATGCCTTTAAAGCGTTCTTTAAATTCGTCTGTTTGCCTTAGCCTGTAAATCATTTGTTTAACAGTAAAGTTTTTAGAGACGTATTCTTTGATTTCGTCTAGCAATGACACAGGTAAGCCGTAGTCTTCTAACATTTGTTTCATTTGGTCGTATGCTTCGTTATCTGTAACGGGAGCTGTTTGAGTAGGTACTTCAGGTGTATTTGCAGGTGTAGTAACAACAGGAGGTCCGTACACTCCTGTGTTTGGACCTGAGTTAGTAGTTTCTCCTGTAACAGAAGTATTTATATTATTAATTATTGCATCTACAGAACCACCTATTGCCATAATTACAACCTTCCAAACGCTTTAGCTAAACCATCAATAAGATTATATATTTTATTCTGACCCTCATTACTATCTAAATAATCATCAGTAGTACGCACATAATTCTCAGCCTCCCACGTAGTCATCGCCCTAACCTTATTAGAAGAAGGGTCAACATACGACAAAATAGGATTCCACTTACTATCACGCAAATCAACTGTCTTACCCAACAACCTCTCAATAGCAGCCTCAGTATTAGCAAACAAACCTTTAGGACTTACACCCAACTCAGTAGCTTGCCCTTCTAAATGAGGGTACGCAACCTTAGCCATATCTTGCAATATTTGTTGAAACTCCTCAGTATTCAAATCACCAGTAAGCATTTGCTCTGCATAACCTCTAGCTTGTTCTTCAGTCATATTTAAATAATAATTGCCAGCCTCTTTCAAATTCTCTTCCACTAACCCTTGGAAACTTGTCAACTCGTTAGTCATTTCTTTATTTTCTACGGCTGCAAATACTTCTTTAAATAACTTATCTGTGTTTGCTTCAGTAACAGGACCATTTAACCGTTGGAAATCTAACGCTAAATTGTAAACCTCATCGTCAGTTAACTCATATCCTATACCACGCAACGCATTATCAACAGAATCTATAGTCGCTTGCAAGAACTCTAAACGATCTACTTCACTTAATTTAGCAAAGCTAACATCAAACTCTCGCATACGAGAATTATTTTCCATACCCCATTTAGTATTACGTAACAAACTTGGAATAATATTGTTAATGGCTTCTTCTGTATTAGCTTGTATTGACCCAGATTCTAAATACCCAACTAAAGATTGTTGAAAAATAGCTGACTCATCATTGTACGGAACCACGTTACCATTAACATCAATACCAAATAATAAGTCTTGCTCTTGGTCACGCTCATACATAAACATACCGAACGCACCGTATTGTTCGCCTAAAGCGACTTCTTCAGGTAGCAACGGGGACTCAATACCTAACCCAAGCGACTGTAGCCCTTCATTAAATTCAGCACCTGTTATAGGGTCACGTTCTGCTGTAGTAGCTTCATTCATCATTTGTTGACCTACATTAAAGCCACCGACACTACTAGAAAGTTGACCACGACTACCACCACCACTTTGCGGTGCAGTAGTAGAAGTAGGGTTTAAGTTAATCTTTTGAGATTGCACTAGCCTATTTACAGTTGGATGATACGCTAAATGCCTGTCTATACTAACCTTATCATCTAACCCATAGTTTTGTGGATTTTGACCTTCAGGGTCAACCATATACTGACCTTCTTGTTTCCTTCTTGTTTCTAAAATTGCTTCTTCTCCAGCTAATTTAGTTCCAGTTGTACCAGCCCAATGTTGTGCTAAAGGCTCGTAATCACCAGACTCAATAGCTGCAAGAACTTTACGTATAGTTTCAGGACCAGAAGAACCAGCATTGTAAACTAAAGACAAAGTAGAAGCCTGCACAGTTTCAGGCATACTCATAAAAATTTGACGACCAGCAGCTATAACTTCTTCTCTGTTGTTAAAACCATAAACTGTAGTATCCCCATTGCTTTTCACTTCTAGCCGTACAGGACCATCCCCACCTTCATAGTTAATAGGAGTACCTTTGGGAGGATTATCTCCAAGGCTCCAAGCAGTATTCCAATTACCTTTAAGGCTTTGATCTGCAAATTTTGATATTACTTTATCTTCACCATAATGAGTTTGTGCAGATTCACCAAACGCTAACTCAGCATAAAAAATTTCTAAATGTGTTTGAAAATCTTGTTCAAATAATTTATACGCAGCATCATCAGGAATACCATTATTAGGACCAGCAATATTGTATGTCTTGCCATCAATAGTTATACTTCCATTTTTAATTTCGTCATCAGAAAGACGATGCCCAAAACCTATTGTTTTAATTCCTTTAGCATCGTCGTAAATAGGATGCAAACCTGTTGCAGCATTGTATTCTTCACCTTCAAATGAAAGAATCAGCGCTTTATGATTATCAAAATTAGAAGATGCACTAGGGTCAGAAAATGCAATAGGTCTTCCTGTAGCTGAAATAATAGATCGTTCTTCCCCAACAGTATCTGCCGTAAAAGAATTTATAGTATTAAAAGCAGCTTTAGCATTAACATACTTAGCGCCTTCAAGTCCCTTACTCTTTGCATACTCAGGGTCATCAATTATTTTTTGAAACTCACCCCATTTAATTTCAGGAATAGCCATATCGCCCCCATTGCCTCCAAGCAAAATCATAATCAGCCAAAGAAACAGCACCGTACAAGTCTAACATTACATGTTCCTAACAGCAGCTTCTATAGCCCTAATAGTTGAACCCTGCGCCTCAGCCAACGTTCGTTGAGGAAACTGTTCCTGCACAAACTTCTTAGCTTGATTTTCTACCATAGGCATTTGCAAACCTTCAGTAAAATGAGCGTCAACAGTATCTTTCATTAACCGCACAAACGCTTGTTTCTGTTGCTCTGATAACTCAACGCCTAGTAATTGACCAGCTTTGTTATTAACGGTGTCCATTAAATAAACAGGGTCGTAATCTTTGTATCCTGCTTGTTTAGCGCTTTCTGCTATACCTATATCAAACAACTCTTCTATTTCTGCAACAGTTCTTCCGCTTTGCCCTACTGCTATATCAAATACGGTAGATATTCCAAGCCCTGATTGTCCAGCTATATTAATGTCATCGCCTTGTTCGTATACAGGAAATGTTGGTTTAAATGAATCCATTACAGCGTATGCGTTTGTCATTTGCATTCTAAAAAAGTATTCGTTAAACGTGCCATCTGCTTTGTATATTTGGTCCATGCCAGAGCCAAAAAAATCAGCTAACTCAATAGAAATTAGTTCTCTTTCTCGTTGCGGTAATTGTGCAATTAGCTCGTCAATTTCTTCTTTAATAAACCATTCATCGTATTCATCAACTAACCCATACAAAGGGTCATCTAAAACTCCTTTAAGATCAGCTTCAGTAGCAGTATTAAATAAATTATCATACCTACTTTTTGTAGGGTCAAACGTACCGAATGTAGGAGCTGTTAAAGACCTAATAGATTGAGCTGCTGGGTCTAATTTTCTTTGATCTAAAAACTCAGATATTTGTTCTGTAGTTGCTTCAGGCGTAATACGACCATATTGAATTAACGCTAAGACACTATCAAGCGTGGCGGTAGGTGAAATTGCCAATGCCGAATTAGCTAACAACTTTGCTTCTGTAAGATCAGTGTTAGCTAAATCTCCTGTAGTAAGTCTTTTATTTATTTCGTTAATAGTATCATCACTCAAAGTATCGGTTATTAAACTTTGAACATAAGCTGCTTGATTAGCACCAAATACTCTCGTTAAATTAGCTATCGCTTCATCACTTAACATACAAACATCCTAGTCTATCCAACTCGTTTCTGGAATAAGGTCATTCTCTAAATACCGTGTAAAGAACAAAGCAAAGTCAGGTCTAGTAGCAAACTCATTCCACCTAATATTTTCCCACTCACGCCTTAACAACTCATTTTCAGCGGCTGTTATATTAGGATTAGGCACTGTTTCTAACCTACGTTGCATGTCATCACGCTCATCTAAATACTCAACAAGGCTACTAACCCAAGGTTTATACGCTAAATCAGGGTCTTCAACCAAAGCCCTAGCTCCTTCTATAACATCAGTAACATACGAAGACGTAGAAAACTCGTTAAGAGCCTCACCAAACAAAGGATACTTTACGCTCAAACGTTCTTTCTCTTGGTCATACAATCTTTTTAATTCAGCATGAACATCACTATTAGGTGAATTACTTAAACCATCTCTAGCATTTAACAACGCATTATACGAAGGACCACCCTCAGTTAAAGGCGTATCTTTCCACGCATTTAACTCAACATAGCCACGCTGTATTTCAGTTTGTTTAATAAATTCTTCAGGCGTATACACTTCACGCCAACCTTCATTCATGTACATTTGATGCACAGCAGATGAAAAAGAAGCGTCTTCAATAATGCTAGACCTTAACGAATCTGTTACAACAGCAGCTAACACAGGATACTTACGTATAAAATCTTCATGTTTCTGAGATAACTTAAACGACTCTATTGTAGGAGCAACGCCTTTAGCGTTACGTGTAGCGTTACCAGTTAAGAAAAAGAACTCTTCTCCGTGTTCAGCTAAAAACACTTTAACAGCCCATTCATTAGATTCACCAATTAACCTAGCTTGATCTTGCAACTCTGAAAGACGAGTTATTTGTGGACCATACGGAGTGCCTGCGTTTGTAGCAACAGGAATAACTGAACCAGCAAGAAACTTTAAATACCCTATGCTTGTTGTCATTTCTTCAGCTTTTTTAATAACAGCATCCATTACTTCAGGGTCTGAATAATCGTAAGGCGTTCCAGCTTCACGTGCTTTAGCGTCAAGATACTGCACCATACTAATCATCGTTAAACCATAATTTTGTGTATTGCCTAACCCCATTCGTTCATTTGGCTTTAACGCTTTATACCATGCGTGTCCAGCCCATGCAGGTGCAAACTCTTGAATAAAACGTTCAACCATGTTTCCGTCTGGGTGTCCAAAAGGAAACATCCAACCAGCAAGACCTTCTATTTCAGGTTTTTTAAAATCAAACATAAACGTTCGTATAGGCAACGTAATAAACGGACCAGCACTCGGAGTGGTTTTAGTCAACATAGTAAACAAACCATCTTTATCAAAATTAATGCCAACCTCATCAGCAAGTTTACCTACACTACCTATAGGGGCACTAGGCAACACACGATTAGCAGCATCACTAATAGCATGAGTAAATTTAGGATTAGTTAAAAACGATGCAAGCCCACTATTGCTTGGTCTAAACACAACATTAACATTTCCAAACTGATCTTCTTCTTGAGTTATACCTAATATCGGAAGCTCAAGGTCTTCCTTAGTAAACAAACGAACACCTTTGTACGCAAACGCAGGATTTTCAAGAGCCAACCCAGCCCACCTACCAATAACTTCTTGCCACGCATTAAAGAACGGTGACATAAACCCAACCATTTCAGCAAGTTCGCTATGCTCTGCCAACTCATACAACACTTCTCTAGTGTCTTTAAACGCTGCTTTACGAGCTTCTTCCTCCATACGAATAACATCTTTAGGCGTTAAATCATACGTGCCATCAGCTTTAACATACGGAGCCGTGTTATCTATCAAATGCTTTCTATAGCGTGCTTCAAAAAACGGACCTCTAGAAATATCATCTGCTGCTGAAGTACCTAAATTATCAAACGCTTTATCAACTTGATTACGAATAAGTCTTCTCAAGCGACCCATATCTTGCGGTTGCGAAACGCTATCTCTAGCTTTACCAAACCCGTTACGCAAACGATCATCTTTTTCTCTAATCTGCGCAACAATTTCTTTTACCTGATCTTTAGGTTCTGTCTTCGTAACTTTAAATCCATGCGTTTCACGAAAGCTAGGGTCTAACAATCTTGTTTCAACATCACTCCAACTAATTTCCTCACCTGCACGCAACTTTGCACGCAACTCAGGAAAATATTCAAATGGCAAAAAATCGTCAACTTCATTAATAGCGTCTCTTGCTACTTCTTCAAATATGCGTCTGTCAGCACCCTTACCTTCATATCTTTTAATGTCATACTTTCTACGCAACCTAGGAGTATTCTCAATTAACGCAGCAATAGCTTTAACTTTTTGAGCATGAGTTAACGCATCATTATACATAATGTCATAAAACTGTATTTCTTTCGTACCAGTCCTAGACATTTGCATAAGAGTACGAGTCCATGCTTTAGTCATAGCGAACGTACTAATGTTAGGTTGCACAACATCAACCGTTTGCCACGTTTCAGGCATGTTACCAATAACTTGTCTTTTAGCAGCAGCATGAGGACCACGCATAGCAGTATCAAGATCATTAGCACTAGATAGTTGTTTTTCAGCTAAACGTTGGAACCTAATATCAGACCCCCACGCATTACCAAAAGTTCTATTACCAACAGTTTGCCTTGGATACCCAGCTTTTTCCCACCACATATCAGCTTGGTCAAATAAACTAACCACCTTAGACTTATCAGCCCAGTTCATACCAAAGTTGTAATTATCTTCAAGATACTTTATATCTCGCAATAACTGATCTCCGCTAGACGACAACCTTGAAGCCAACTCTAATACATCAGGGTCACCAGCAGCTTCAGCTATTATCCGAGCAGCTTCTGTTTGAAAACCATTAGCTATTTGCCTTGCAGAGTTTTTAACAGCGTAATCTTGCAAATTTTTAGTACGGTTTTTGTAATATCTAAAACCCCAACCAGCGCCTATTAACGGATTAATAACGCCACCAACTAACACACGTGCAGTAACACCAATCCCTTGGTTAACACCATACGTAAACTTAGAACCACTTTCTTTCTTTTGAGCAGCTTTAGCTTCTTCAATGTAACGAACTGACGCAGCTTCCATTAGCTCTGTTAAATCAACACCTGCTTGTTCAACTTGTTTTGTAATGTCTAATAACGTTGCTTTAGAATCTACTTTTTGCAAAACATTTACATCAGTGCCTTTTAACTTTTTAGCACCTCTATATATATTAATAAAAATTTCATCTACGTCACCTAAACTCATAAGAAAATCAGGGTCTTCTACAATTTCTCTGTAAGTATGTTTAAACGCTTTAGAATCAGCCGCACCCATCCAAGGACCAATAGCCATATCTGGATATTTAGGGTCAGGAGAAGTCATAATACGAAACAATTCTGTGTGCATTTCTAGTTGACTTTTAATTCCAGCAGCAATACGATCAGGGTCACCAGATTTAACAGCGTCTAAAAACTTTTTATTTTCTTTAACAGCCTTTACTTGTAAAGCTGCTAATTTTTTATTTCCTTCGCTAATTAATTCACCTGCAAAATCAGCACTAAAGTCATTAACATTAAACAAATTACGTTCTGTAGCTGCCACTAAATCATCTAACGTATTAAACGGTCCACCGTACACACCATCGTCAAGCAAATTTGTACTTTCTAATGAAAAACCAGTACCTTTAAAATTCCGTTGAACAGATACACCTAATCTTTCAGCTTCAAGTAATTGTTCAGGTGAAGCACCTTCAAACCATCTAGGAGGAAACAATTCAACATCTAACGCATCTAATTCTTCTTTAAGTTTAAGAACAGCAGAGTCAACAGCTTCCTCTGATTTAACCCTATCATTAATCTCATTACGCAAAGCAACAACAAAACCATCATCAGATAAATTCAAACCACGTGCCTGCATATTACGCACATACTTATTAAAACCTTTATTAACAGTAGCTAACATAGGCAACAAACCTATAACAGCAGCAGCACGCAACTTCTCATCAGTTAACACACGTGCAGTCCACCTAGGCGACAACAACTTTCCAGAAGTCCAAACTTCTTGCAAACCTCTACCAAAAGTAACTGCGTTTGGAATAGCACGTCTTTTAAAATCTTGGATAGCGCCTTGCTTTTGCGTTCCACGTTCACCACCACCAATAATTTTTTGTATTTTTGTTTTACGTTCACCGCCACCAAAATAATCAGTCTTATTAAACGACCTATCTATTTCACGTTGCAACAAATCAAAACGAGGACAAACAGAACACTCACCCAACTGCGCTAAACTTAAATTATACGTGTATATATCAATACCATCTTCAGCAGCATTAGCTAAATATGTTTGCTGATTAGAACCATACGCACCCCTATCATCAACAACCTCACCATCACGCCGTACAACTTCTCCACGTGGTCTACCTTGCGGACCAAACCCTTCATCAACAGTTAACTTAGTTTCCTTCATATCAATAACTTTAAAATGGTTTTGATCTAATTGATTTAAAAAGTTTGCTTGCGCACCATTTAACTGCTTAACAAGAAACCCTTCAGGAACAGGTATTAACTTGCCAGCGTCATCATAAACCCGAATACCTTCTTCTCGCATAAGTTTTTCAGCTTTATAAATTAAATCATTCATCTTCTCAGCGTAATACGCAGCAAATTGAGAATAATCCGCCCCTTCATACACATACCTTTGCCATGTAGCCATAATTTGATTAGCTTCAGCTTCAGAAAGTATTTGCTTACCATTAATCCTAAATTGAGAAGCATCCTCAATAATGCGCTCAAACATAATTGAAGACTGACCACCCATATCAGTAAAATGAATTAACCCTTGCGGAACACGACTAGTAATAACACGCAAAAATTTTGCACCTAACGGTGTAAACACCTGCGGATTCTGATACCCATACGAATACTTTTTGCCATGCTTATTATACGTAGACACAACAGTTTCAGTGTTAGTACGCCTTATTTTATCTAACGCAAGCCTATGCACTACACCAATAGGTTGATAAATTTTGCGATTACCAACAGACTTAACAATACCATCAGCTAACAACGCACCCGACAAAATATCATCTGCAATAATTTGAGCAGTAACCCTTTCAGCATCACCCCATTGTTTTAACTGAGACTCAGGCAACACAACATCGCCATTAGCATCCAACGTAACTTTCTTTTGCTGCGAACTTTTTAGTTGATTAGTTATATCAAAATGATAATCCCAATGCACCTCTTTAAGTATTTTCCCTTGCGCAGCTACTTCTAACTCTAACTTAGCGTTTTCACTTTTAGCACCAGCAATCTTTATAGAATCTGCTTGGCGTTGAGCAGACAACGTATCAAGTTCTTTTTTAATTCTGTTTAACTGTCTAGTGTTATTTCTTCTACGATTAGCAATAATACGTTTAGTAGCTGACTCAGCAGACTCAAGCTCACCATCAACAATTCTACGTGCAGCACGCAAATCAGCAGGAGTAATTTCAGTAGGTATAAGCTCACGTGCTTCTTCTAACTTTAACTTTTGAGCACGCAACGATTTTAACTTAGTATTAGATTCAGTAATCTTTTTTTGTATACGAGTAATTAGCCTATCGTTATCATCTAGTTTTTTAATTTTTTTACCATAATCACTATCTAACAACTCGCCAGCTTCTTTAATAACAGAATCTATCTCACCTTTAACAGTCGTATCTCCCATGTACTCACGCAAAATTTTTTGAGCAGCAGGTTTACTAGGAGCAGTAGCCAACGCATATTGCACACGCTCAGGCAACTTTGTACCATTTTTTCTACCAGCAGCTTGCCTCCACGCAGCAGCCCGTTCAGCTACAATTTCACGGTCAGCTTTAGTAGCAACACCATTGTTACGGTAACTAGCACTAAAATTAATATCGTCAAGCCGCCCACTTGTTATAGTTTCCCACGTTGATTCAAACCATCTACTAGTAGACATGCCTTTAGCAGTTTCAGTAGTAATAGTTTTACGTAACGCTAAATCCTGCTCAGTAACATTATTTGGTTTGTTAAACTTATTTTTAACTTTAGAAACCATACCTTGCGGTGCAGTCATATCTGCTGGTCGTTGAATAGCAGAAGTAGTAATATCTTTATCGTAAGCAATTTTACGAGGCATCGTTACCCCGTCTTCAACAACCCATATTTTATCAGGCATAGCTTGACGCACAGGAGTAAAAGGCAAACCAAACCGATACTGCCTAACTATATCGCCTTGATCGTTTATTTTAACTATTGCAGTTTCGCCACGTGAAACACGTGTACCACCCCGAACAGCTCGTTCTATAGGGTCTTTCCATTCTTTAACTAAATCTATTGTACCTGACACTACTACAAACAAATCATTTGTTTTAATAGCGTTGTACGCTTCTTCATCAAACGGGTCTATATCGTATAAACCAGCAGCAAACGCTTGCCCTGCTGAACGTTCTTGAACATACGCAATATCATATGCTTGTTTCCATTCATTAAGATCAAACAAACGGTCATACGAGTCAAAGTTAAACAAATTTAACGGATTGCCATTTAAATCGTCTTGCACTCTATTAACCATTGTAAATATCATTGACAAAGGATTATCTACACCATTATTAAAAACGTAATGTAATGCTTCAACACCTTCACTAACAGCGGGTCTTGTCAAATCTCGTATTTCTGAAGGAACTAAACCAAAAACGCCACCGCCCACACCTTTAGGCGCAAACAATCCATACCCTGACCCCGTGCCTTCTACGCCTTCCATCGGCAAACCTAAAATATCACGTGCTGCGTCTTGTTGAGCAAACTCTATAAGAGCAGCTAAAGGGTCTTCCCAAAATCCTGTTCTACCATTTAAGCCAATACCTTGTTGAATAAATAAATCGTACGTAAGGTTTTTGGTAACAACAAACAAAGAACCGCCAACACCACGAACAAGATTACCGCCAGCTTTAAACGGTCTAAAAACTTGGTTAGCTGTACCTTCTAAAGCACCACCAACAACAGGAATTTTTCCTAAATTATTTTCAACAAACTCGTAAAGACCCACGTTAAGAACCTAGTTCTTCAATCGGTCCAATCGCTACACGCATTTCACGAACTATCTGCCGCAACTGCTGAGAAGAATCTCTCCTAGAAGCCATACCCTCTAACGTAGCCAACGCAGTTAACATCTGAAACTTGCGTTCCTCAGTTATAGGCTCAGGCATACGCCGAGTAGTTTGAGGCGTTTGTATAGGTTCAGCACGTCGCTCAGTAGGTCTAGCAAACGGTTGCTCACCAGCTCGCATAACAGGAACAGGAGGCTCTTCCATTTGAGGCAACGGCACAACAGATTGAGCTTCACGTTGCTCTTTAACCTTACCATACTGCTGATTAGTAGCAGCTTGTATTTTTTGTCCTTTACCTTTACGTGGCATTACAACGCTCCTAACAGTTGACGCAACCCAGCAGCTCCGCCTTCAGTAGGAGGAGGAGAAGCCATAGCTTCTGCACCTGCACCGGCTTGAGCTATACCGGATTGCGCTTCAGGGGATGTAGGCGGAACCATAGTGGCTTGCCTTTCTTGCGCTTCACGCTGTACTTTTTCAACAGCGCCAGCAAGTTCCTCTTTATTAGTTTTAACAAGATCAATAATGCGAGCAATATCAGCCGGTGGTATAGCCCCCGACGCTGCTTGCTGTTGCAAACCAGATAATAAACTTTGCTCTAACTGTTCAGCAGTAACGCAATCACGTTCTGCTTCTACATCTTCAACAAGAGGGTCTAATTTCATAAACGATTCTTTTGACATCGTACCCATTCCCAGCCTTTGACCACCAGCAATAACAAGATTGTTGATGTCAGCGCCAGCTTGACTATAAGATACAACGTTGTCATCCGTTGTGAAGTGTTTGTTTGGGACATAATCTACCTTGCCTTTAACTTTACCCATAGAAATATAAAACGATTTAGACGTATTGCCAGCGTATTCTTTAGCCATAGCAATAGCTATTTTGTTTTCAGCTTCTAATGAACGAGCAAGTATTTTTTGTGACTCTTGCACAGCAAAGTCAACAACAGCAGATAACACAGCGTCACCACGGCGACCAGTACGAATATTGCTTGTGGATTCGCCACCAAACTCGGCAGGCACACCAGCAGTTAAACGCTGCGCTCTTTCTAAACGATCAATCGCAGGGTTAGTCATAAACCCTACGTTTAATTGCATGTCTCTTAAGTCACCGCCACGAATAACACCTACCTCACCAGTTAAACCATTTGCAGGATTAATAATGTTAGGTTGTTCACCAGCACGACCTACTAACCATGTATCAGGGAAAATACCTTTTTGTACAGCTATAACTTCTAATGCCATTAGTTTAGCTTGTTGCTGATACATTCCTAGTATGCCGTCAAACTGACCGTTAGGTTCATCTAACGAAATACGTTCAGCCATAACAACAGGACAAATACCTGTAGGGTTTTGCACACGTTCTAACTCAGCTATAACAGGTTCAGCGTCACCAGTGCCAATAGTATGTGCAGGATTACGCAACGCTACAAGCACATACTCTTCATGGTCAACATACTCAATAAGTTCAACAGGTTTATGCGTGTCATACGGGGCATCAGCAACGCCAGCAAACCGCAACGCAGCATCAGGATAATGTCTACGTATCCAACCAAACGAACGCTCATAACCAAACACACAATCCGAAGGACTCATACCATCAGAACCACGCAAATTAGACGGATACGCAGTTAACGGGTCACGCACATGCCATGTAGGACAACCCTTTTCCATATCAAACCGAACCTGCACAATCGTATTGTTGTAACCAATCAAATGCCTTGCACGTTTAGCAAGCTGCATATCTATACGAGAATTTTGCCACCAACCAAACAACGCTTTACGACGAATCGCAGAAAACTTTTGCGCCTGCTTAGACGTTTCATCTTCAGGCGGACATATAATATCAGGAGTAACCGACGCTATACGCATAGCAGTCTGATCTAAACCCTGCGCTAACAAATTAGCAACAGAAGAAGCCTCAGTAGAATCTATTTCAGGCAACGGCACAATAACATCACCATTGTAATGGTCACGTATCAAACGCATTTTTTCTTTTACACCAGCATGGTTAGATGAACGGGTGTAGTACAAGTCTACAATTTCTTCTGCTGTTTTCATGTGTTAACTTTCTGCTACCCAAGAAGGTCGCCACAGTCTAAGCGGCTCAGACGGAGGCACGTATAATTTTTCAAGATTATGTTCTACGAACCATTGTGCCATCACACAGTCATCAGTTCTAGACCCTGTGCCTTCTGGATTCCATTTTGTTACTTCATTAACTAATTTTAACGAATGCGGTCTAGCGTTAGTACGTTGCTTACCAGCAAGCCTAATACGACCCAAACGATACAACGGTGCAAGCATTTGCACACCATACTTAGGGTCACCCTTATTTCTAGAATGCGTGTAATGCGGAATAAGCTCTACACCACGCAACGCAGACCACCGTCGGAAATGATCGTACTGCAAAATAAACTTTTGCGCAGCGTTAGCCTCAACTATCCAATGCGTAATCGGATGACCAATATCGTTACTTATTTGCCACCACTCTTCAGCTACACCAGTAAACCGTTGCGTGTCATGGTTCCAATCAAGAAACGAAGGTGCATCCATTTTTTTTCTATACGACTCTAACAAATACCTGTACTCTGACTCAGGACAATACGCCCAACATTGCAACGCCCAAAAATTAGACGGTGACGGGTCAGCAGATGCTATAACCATAACGTCGCCAGCTAAATACTTTGGCACTTCCCACAAGTCACGGTCTTCATCCCAACACCCAATGTACTGCACACCATTATCGCCAACACCGCCACTAATCCATAAAGGGTCTACAAGCACAGACGACGGGTCAGTGTCTTCTTGTTGGTACAGTATCTCGTAACGGTCAGGTGTTTGCGCTTTAATATGTCGTATACGTCGCCACGGCAACCTACGAGGATACAACAAACAACCTTCAGGATACGCAACGTCACTAGGTTTATGCAAATGATTGCACCTGTCATCGTAATGCGCTTTAAATTTAAGATGCGTGTACTTACGTTCGCCTTCCGTATCTACCTTATTTTCATCAACTTCCTCAACATCGTCTTCATCGTCTATCGGCGCAAACTTATCTAACGCATAACGGTAAATATCGTCAGAAGCCATACGCTGTCCCTGCAATATAAGCAACCCAGCAGGCTCTAACCGTGTTTCAGCTACCTCATCCCACCACCGATACATGTCAGAACGAGACTCAGAGTTACGCATTTTGCGAGGGTCCCAAACGTCATCCCAAATAATGAGATCAAAGCGGCCTCCAAGGAAACCGGA